CGTGAACTTTACAATTCAGCCCGGACCCAACTGATGGAGGCGAACAGCCGTTCCGAGATCACGGGTCTTTCTGGAGCCGACCGGCGCAAGATCAAAGCTGCTCAGATGCAAGCAAGCGATCAGATCGCGATTCTTGAGCAGGGGAAGGCAACCAACGGATCTGACTTCTATTCGTATAGATACCTTGCGACTGAAGGTTTTCTGCCGGGGTACAACTTCCCGCGGCTGCCGCTCTATGCGTTCGTTCCTGGCGAAGGAAAGGCCGGTTCCTTCCTGCAGCGCGCCCGGTTCCTCGCAATCTCGGAATTCGGGCCGCGAAGCCTGATCTATCACGAGGGCCGGGCTTACCGGGTGATGAAGGCCAAGCTGCCGCCAGAGGTGCGCACCGGGGATGGCTCGGAACTGGCTACCAAGGATATCTTCATCTGTTCCAATTGCGGCGCCTGCCACGAAGGGGAAGTTGAACGCTGTCACGCCTGTAACTCGCCGATGGCGGGCGAGGTCCCGGTGCAGAAAACACTCCGGATCGACAATGTCGAAGCTGCCCCCGCAGACCGTATCACAGCGAACGACGAAGAGCGGGTACGCCAGGGATTTGATATCCAGACTGTTTTCTCCTGGCCCAGAAAGGATGGTCGACTTCAGGTCACCGAAGCTGATTTCCGTTGCGGCGAAACATCGATACTCGCCCTCCAATACGCAAACAGTGCTGAGATCAGCCGGATCAACAAGGGACTAAAGCGGCGCAAGAACCAGACCGTTTTCGGCTTCAACATCGACCCGCGCAGCGGATATTGGGCGAAGTCCGAAGACGAGGATCCGGATGTCGATTTGCCGCCGGACGTCGCAAGACCGGTCCGCATCGTGCCAATCGTGCGAGACCGTAAAAATGCGCTTCTGCTCCGCTTCCGCGAACCAGACGCTTACACCCCCGAAACAATCGCCACCGTCCAACATGCGCTATTGCGCGGAATTGCGGTCACTTTTCAGCTTGAAGAAGGCGAGATCCTTGGGGAGCCGTTGCCCGCCCGAGATAACCGACGCTCAATCCTCGCCTATGAAGCGACGGAGGGCGGTGCCGGTGTCCTGAACCGCTTGGTCGAAGACGTACATGCCTTGGGCAAAGTGGCGAGGCAAGCATTGTCCATCATGCACTTCGACAAAGTCGACGATGCCATCGCGGCGGGCGATGCGAAGCTCTTGGTGGATCGTGCTGGTGATGCCTGTGTCCGTGGCTGCTATCGTTGTCTGCTTTCCTACTTCAACCAGCCGGATCACGAGCTGATTGATCGCACTAGTGATGAAGCGAAACAAATGCTGATCGATCTTGCGCGGGGTGAAGTCATACTGGCGACGAAATCGCCTCGCTCGGCGAGTTCAGAAGGATGGGAGCCTGCCTTCAAGGATGCCGGGATACCGGCCCCGGATAGCGCTTATGTCACCTTCGCCGAACAGGACATGAGCTTTGTATGGGGTACCCTATGAAGATTTCTTGGTGCAGCGACGCGAGCGCATTGCTCGCGTTATTGAAGCCGCATGGAAACTGCTGGCGGGGAATGCTCCCATCGTCGATAAAACTGAAGTAAGTGTGACAGAGTTGATCAACTCGGGTGAAACTGACGCGGTGGAGTTCAAATCGACTTTGCGCGTTAACCTGCATACAAATCAGCAGGATGACAAAATTCAAGTTTCAGCTCTGAAAACGATAGCAGGATTTCTGAATGCTAAGGGTGGGACATTACTTATCGGCGTGGCCGATGACGGCGAAGTGCTGGGGCTGGAAGCTGACGGGTTTCCGAACGAAGACAAGATGGCACTACACCTAGTGAACCTGATCACTTCCAGGCTGGGCGACGTATTCCGTCCTTACATTCACCCGAGGTTCGAAGAGCAGGATGGAGTGCGCGTCCTGCTTGTGCGATGCGAACCTGGTCCGCGCGAGGCCTTCCTTAAGGACGGCTCATTGCAGCGTTTTTTTGTTCGTGGTGGCAACGCCACGGCCGAACTTCAGGGTAGCGCAATTACCGAATACGTGAAGCAGCGTTTCGGGAAAGCCTCTGGTTAAACAATGTCCGGCCACATTCGTCGACGCGGCCAGCTCGCATCAGCCAGATGGTGCACCGCTGTTTGGTGGGGCCGAATTGGATGTGGCCTAGCCCGGCTCGGTGTGTGTGCAGGTTGGATCAGCGGATATCGAACCACAACATTGCAGTTTGCAGCAGGTGGTCATAGTCGCCCGCCATGGCCTCAGCCATAAATGTGGCAATCGCTTCATCGGGCATGTCGGCCTGCTGAGCTGCCTGCCGACAACGGCCGAGAATGGCAAAGGCGTTGCCATCATGGCCGGCTAGTTCGACAGTGATATCGGGATATTTGGGTGACATGGCTTGGGCTCCTGGTGGCAGGTGTCAATGACAACAGGCGTGACTGGTGTGCACAGTCCAGTCGTATTCCGTCGGGTTCATCGGGGCCGATGACACGCTCGCGCTTGCTCGCGCAGAACTGCGTAATCTGCGAGCCAGCCTATGATCAGTGAGCCTTCCGGCAGCTTGACCATCTCGTCGGCCACGCGCGCCTGCTGCGGACGGCTGTAGTCCACAACTGGCGGGCAGGCGCTGGGCGTGGCGTCAGAACCCACCATCGCGCAGCCGGTCAGCCAGAGCATCGCGATCCAGAGGACGACGGCTGGCAGCCTCCAACATCTGACGTTGAATTTCATGGGTTTTCTCCGATGTTGAAATGCGCTCCGCCAGCCGCCCGGTGCGTTCCCCGGCGCGGCGCAGGTTCAGTAGGAACAGTGCGATGGTGAGGGCGGTCAGCATGAAGCCCAGCGCTGTGCGCGCAGGGCCGCTGGTGAGAATTGTGAAGATCCAGCCAATCATCGCTGACCTCGCTTCCAGTCATCGATCCGGGCGTGGATGGCGATTGCGATCCCGATCAGCGCCACAGCGATGAACACCCAACGCAGGGTGTCGAGGTAGGGCACCAAGGGCAGAATGGCGGATTGAGTTTTTGCCAGGACGTCCTGCGCGACTTCAACACCGGCCGCGCCGACGGTGGCGATCCCGGCTGCTCCACCACCCTTCAGGGTGCGGCTGTCTGCCAACACTTCGCGGGCAGGGGCCACCTCTGGCAGGAAGGGCGTCGCACGGGGAGTGAAGGGTTCGCCCCAAGACCGCGCGGGTCCGAGATCGATGTGCATGAAACCCGAGCGGGGATAGGTGCCGAAACCTAGGAAACCGACGGCGCGGGCTGCCTCGGCAAAGGTAGCCGGGTCATGGTTGGACATGGCGATATCGAACGCGGTGCCCAGCATGTGCTTGGAGGCCGGAGCACCGCCAACGGCGCGGTTGTGGCTGGGGCTGCGATAGCCGGAGCGGACGATCAGCGGCTTGCCCAGTCGATTGCGCAGGGACTGCAGCTTGTCCATGGCTTCGGTGTTGATTTTGATCGCCCCGGTGCCACGGCAGGCGATCTCTGCTGGGGAGAAGCTGGGCCAGCGCCAGGCAGATTCAGGCACATCGCGGAAATGGGCGTAGGTCGTGGTCGGCATGGGGTTCTCCAGAAATGCAAAACCCGCCTCTTGGGCGGGTGGGATGGTAGATTTCAGTGATGATTTGAACGTCGGTCAGTCGGTGCGGCCGCGCTGGAAAGCTTCGAACATCAGATCGCGCATGGCGCGGATGTCGGTCTCGATGCGCTCCAGCCGGTCGGCTTCATTCTTGCGGTCTTCGGCGCGCTGGCGGTCGACGCGGTTGCGCTCGGCAAGCAGTTCCCGGTCCATCCGCGCCAGCATCGCATCGTTGGTAAACGCTTTGCGCGTCACGGATGCCAGCAAGGCGATGGTCCCCCCGATCAGCGCGGTGATGGCAGCGGTCAGGCCATTGTCGCGGAAGGCTTGCGCGATGGTTTCAAAAAGGTTGGGCTCGTTACTCATGGGGGTGTCCTTCGCTATCGCGGTCCTGCGGTTCAAAAATCGGTCTCGACGTAGATGCCCGAGCAGTCGTAGGCGACTGCCGCTGCGGTCGCGCCGGTGTTCATGTAATTGCGGGGGCTTAAGAGCTGCGTTGCGGCAGGCATGTCGGTCGTGATGGTGAACTCGACAGCCGCGCCGCTGACCTCTTCGACCACGCGCACGCCGATATCGGAGCCATTCGGGGCGGCCGCGATGTAAAGCGTCAGCACGTTGGTCAAGCTGTTGACCGGGAAACTGGCCCCGAGGTCAGTCAGGCTCGGTGCACCGGATCCGTCGTTTCGTACCAGCTGCCAGTTGCTGTGGGTGCCACGCTGGAATCCAATGCCAATGCAGTTCACCACGGTTGCGAGCGTCAGCGTGGTGGCCAGAGCAGCGATAGACCCGTAAAGCCCGAAGAATCCCATGCCGGTTACCTGCAAAGTCGTCAACGACAGGCGGTTGACGTAGTTCCAGCCGCCAAGCCCATCGGCATTGCCGCGCCAGCAGACCCAGCCTGCAGAGCGTTCCTCGGCCACTGCATCGGCAGTGGCTGCACTGGTCACCCGCCAGCGCCGCATGCTGGTGGAGAGGTTGGTAGTCGCCAAGGTCGGCGTCGCAACTGTACCGACAGCCGTGCGCGGCATGCCATTGGTGTTTACGGTCGTGCTGGTGGACGGTGCCCAAGTCGCAATCCGGTTGACCCCGAAATGCGGTTGCAGCGGGAAGAACCGTCCCGAGGGGCGCTGCACGTCGAGCCATCCAGCCCCGGCACGGTCGCGGGCATAAATAGCCAGTTTTCCGGCTGGTGGCGGCGATGGGGCGGCGGGCAGGGCGGGGATTACCAATGGTTCGGGCAGTTCAACTCGACCGTTGGTGCGGTCGATCTTCATAGCCTCGAAAAAGGCCGACCCATCCGGACTGACCTTGAAGCTGAAATCGTCCGATCCCAGCAACCCGATCAGCGCTCGCGCCGAAAACCCGGTCTTAAAGGCAAACGCGGCATCGTTTCCAGCAGCGTTCTTGTTGAAGGTCGCCTCAATCCCGGCACCTGCGTTGTTGAACAGCATCGCCGGAGCATTGATTGAGAAGCGGTTGTAGCTGTCCGCTGTCGCCCCACCGAGGCCCAAGAGCTGTGCGGTCAGGTTTGCCTGCGGCATGCCGACCTGAGTCACAGCATTTGCGAAGGTGACCGTGGGCGTGTTCAGTACCGTGGTGCCACCAGCCCCCGCCGTGGCCGAGCCGATATTGACCACCGTGTTCGATCCCGAAGCACCGCCAGTGCCAATGTTCAGAGTTTTTGAGAGGCCAGTCGTCGTGGCCCCGGTACCCACGCCATAAGTGGCAGTAGCGGTCGCGGTGCCTATTGTCGCTGTTGCCCCGGACGTAGTCACCGTTCCCGAGACGGTCAGCGTTCCGGAAAAGGTCTTGTTGCCGCTGAAGGTCTGGGTCCCGGCGAGGATCGCAAGTTCCGAGGATGTGTTGGGCAGGGTAAAGCTGCGTGTGGTGCCAGTGCTGATGCCCGACAGCGAGAACAGCGCCCTCTTCGTCGGATCGACGGCATTCACCAGACTGAAGATGACGTCTGAGACATCCTGCGGCACGCCGACCGGATCCCAGGCTGTGCCACCCCAGACAACAAAAGCGGCTTCATCCGCAATCCATGCCAACCAGCCCGGGCGTGGCACGAGGCGCATCCAGACGCCATCGACCCAGAAGGCGACGTTCAGGTCCCAACCTGCCCAAAGGCCAGTGGCGCTGGGCGCGACAATATGGCGGTCCCCGTCGGCCGGGCTGGCGGGTGGGGAAGTCAGATTCCGATCAAGCACTGACAGCTGCACCATGGCATCAAGCAGCCGCAGCGCTTCATTATGGGTGACATGCTTTTGCGCCTGCGATGCCAGGATGTATGATCACGCCATTGGCAGGGGCGCTGGTGAAGGTGACGACACCGGTGCTGGTATCGACGGCCCAACCCGACATCTGCTCCACCATGCCCAGCGCGATACGAGCCGTGCCAGCCACTGGCTTGGCAATCGTGCGCGTCCAGCTTTGCGCGCCGGAGACGTAGCGTTTGGCCAGTTGGAAGATTTTTAAGCTGCCGGTTCCGGTCCCAATCTGCTGGTCGGTCGCAGTGATCTCTTGCGATGGCAGGCCGGACTTGTAATCGGCCCAATCTTTGTATCGAAATCCGTGCAGCCGGGCGTTGCGGGCCTCGAAGAAGGCAACGACGGATGCCAGATCATCGGCGCGGCGGATCCCAAAGGCGACATCATACCTGCGGCGCGAATTAGCCCAGCTGGCGTTGCGTTCCTCGTCGCCACTTGCCAGTTCGACAATTTGGGTACGCCGTTCCGGGCCGCCCCGTGCGCCACGGCTGATATTGTCGGGAAACCGAACCTCGTGAAACGCCATCACATACCCCTCCGACCAAGCGATACGGCCCGGGCGATGTCTGCTGCGACCTGCGTCCGAGATTGCCGGAAGCTTTCGGCATCACGCGACATGATGGTGACATTCACCGATGGCGCGGCGCTGGGTTGGCCGTAGCCAGCAGCTTCTCGCCGCGACAACACCCGTTCGCCCCGTTGCAGGATCGCCGGAACCTCGTCAGGTTTGATCCCGGCCCAGCCGCCCGCATGCATGCGCGGGGCACCGGCGAAGGCCATGGCGGGCACCATGCGTTGGCTGCCCGCCGTGCCGACCACGCCACCGGCATGCAGGATATCCGCGAACAAGCCACCCGCGCCGCCCAGCGCGCCCGAAAGCGCATTGGCAATGGGCCCGAGGATGAACCGGCGTGCGGCCAGCTTGGCCAGATCTGCGATCATTGACGTCACCAGGTCGCGAAAATCCAGCTTTCCGGTCTTCACGAACTCACCCACGGCGTTCTCGGCCGAGGTGAAGGCCCCGACTAAAGCGTTGCCGATATCGCCACCGATATCACGTGCCTTGGCGGCATAGTCGGCGAGCGCTGCGGTAACTGCTCCCCAGCCTGTTGCGGCTTGCTCCGCGCCCTCGGCTGCTGCCGCCCCGGCAGCGCGTGCGGCGGCTCCCGCGCCACCGGCAGCAGCGGTGGTGTCGTCCAATTCCAGCCCGAGCGCGTCAGCCGAGGCGGCAGCGTCGGCCAGTGCGGCTTCAGCAGCCGCCCCGCTGCCGGTCACGGCGTCGTGCAGCGCCTGCCAGCTGGCCAACGGCCGACCGGCGGCATCTGCCAGCATGCCTGCGGCCTCGCGGTAACCATCGGCGCGGGCGCGGGCGTCGTCAGCCATCGCCCCAAGGCCGAGGTCAGGCGGCTCCAGATAGGTGCGCGACAGCGCGGCGGAGAAGGCATCGGCTGCGGCGGCACCCGCTGCGGTTGCCGCACCCTCAAACGGGTTGCCGATCCGCGCCAGGTCCACCGGATCCAGCGTGCCGATCCTGATGCCACCTTCACCTGTTGCCCATTCCGGCAGCAGGGCCAGAGCAGCATTCAAGCCGTTGATGAAAGTGTTGATCCGCGTCACGACGCCGTTCAGCATCGCCTCGACGCCGGAGATCAGGCCGTTCGCGGCCTGAAATGCAAAGTCACCGATGGCACCGGGCAAACTGCCCCAGATCGCCACGGCTGCATCATAGGCCCCTTGGAAAATGGCCGCCGTCCGGTCGCCGAAACTGACGACTCCTGCAATGGTGCCTTCGAGTGCCGAGAGACCAGCCGCTTTCAGTCCCTCCCAGCCAGCAGCCATGTTGGCAAGCGCGGCGTCGAGCGACAGGCCGATGCGCGACCAGACCTCCTTGGCCAGATCGCCCAGCAGCCTGAACGCTTCGCCCAGTCCGCCGACCCGGGTGACGAGTTGCGAGAATTGATAGACCAGCTCACCCGCGCCGACGATCAGCGCACCGATCCCCGTGCGGATCAGTGCACCACGCAGGAAGACCAGTGCTGTGGCGAGACCACGCACTGATAATGCCGCCGCCGCCATACCGGCCACCCAGCGCCCGGCCATGATCCCGGCAAAGGTGGCGGCGTAGGTCGTCAGCCGCCCGAGGTTGTCGAACAGCGACGTGATTGCGCGCCCAATAGGACCTGTTGCGCGCGCCATGTCGGCAAGTTTGGTGGCAATCGTCTCAAGGGCTGGTGCGACGGCGACGGTTAGGCGGTTGACGAGACCGGTCCAGATCAGGCTGAGGCGGGCGATGGCATCACCGGTACGTTCGATCTGGGCGGAGTCACTGGCGCTTACCGCCACGCCGAAGTCGCGAACATCCTGCGCTGCTTCACGCAGGGTCGCCCGATCGATGCGCAGGAAGGCCAGCGCAGCGCGGTCGCCGAAAAGGTCAGAAGCGACAGCAGCGCGTTCCGCCTCCGGCACGAACTGGTTCAGCGCCTCCTGAATGGCAATGATGCGCTGGTCGAGGGGCATCGCCTGCAATTGCGCCGCCGTCAGGTTCAAGCGTTGCAGTGCACCCACAGCAGATCCTGATCCTGTCGCCGCTTCCGACAACCGGGTGGTCAGCTTCTTGGTGGCCTGCTCGATCTCGCCCATCGACACACCAGCCAGCTCTCCGGCCCATGTCAGGGTCTGCACGCTTTCGACCGTGGTTCGCATGGATTGGGCGAGCTTCGCCTGTGCGTCGACATTGGCGAGGCCCGAGCGGACCATGGCCACGCCAGCGGCAGCTGCGGCGACAGTCACCGCTGCAAGCGCGATCCCGGCTTTGCGGGCAAAGCTGGCAAGGCGGGTGTTGGCCATTTCCATCTCGGTTGACAAGCGGCCAAAGCCCCGCGCGCCGGCATCGCCTATGCCTTCCAGCTCGGCGCGCACCTGGCGGCCGCCTTCCGCGACGAGGCGGACGGATACGCGTTTCTCGGCCATTTCCCTAGTTCCTTGCTTTTGCCGCTTTGGCGTCTTACGTTATGTGTATCGATCATGGAGGCGTATGATGATGTCCGAAACCGCAACCCTGTCCTCGAAGTTTCAGATATCGATCCCCAAGGCGATCCGGACGGCCCAAGCGTGGGAGGCCGGGCTGACCTTTGCCTTTATCCCAAAGGGCACAGGGGTTTTGCTGGTGCCGGTCCCGAAGCGGGACGCGCTGAAGGGCATCGCACGCGGAGCATCAGCTACGGAATACCGTGATCGCGTGGACCGGTTCTAATGGTTCTTGTCGACACGTCGGCGTGGATCGAGTGGCTGATTGGATCGGCCACCGGAGAGCGCGTGGCTGAACATCTGCCCGAACAAGCAGATTGGCTGGTGCCGACCATGGTCCAGCTGGAACTGGCAAAATGGCTGACCCGCGAAGTTGGTGAGGATAAAGCGGATCAGGTGATTGCCTTCACACAGGTCTGTCAGGTCGTGCCACTCGACACCGAGATTGCCCTTGCCGCCGCAGATGCTTGGCGGGACCACAGACTGGCAACGGCGGATGCCATCATGTTCGCCACGGCGCGGGCGCGTGGGGCGACGCTGCTCACCTGCGACGCGCATTTCGAAGGTTTGCCGGGGGTCATCCTGATCGAGAAGTTCAAAGACTGACGGCAGAGGTGCTGCCATCTGCGATCTGTTCGTTCAGCTTGCGCACCATCACGGCCTCGATCTCGGGCAGCAGTTCGGCGGCGATGAGAGTGTTGATGCCCAGCGCATGAGCGAGAGCCAAGGCGGCCCCCATGTCCCAGCCGAGCACTGCGCCGGGGACCACGCGCAGCTGGCCACCAAGGCGGCCGACCAGATCCCAGACTTGCCAGCCGTCCTGCGTCTGCGGCCGGTTCAGCCTTGCAGGGCAGTCCGGGCAGGGGCCTGCGCAGGACGCGCAGTACCGGTCGCCACCGCCGAAGGACCAGTCGGCGAGGGCGCGGAGACGTTTTTTTCCGTGTCCAGGATCAATCCACGTGCGACGTATTGGGTCTGAAATGCCTCGAAGACCGGCCAGATTTCCAGCAGGGCATCAATGCCTTCCGGCGAAACGTGCACAACTGTGCCGTTGTCATCACCGACGCCCTCCCAATCCAGCACGGCGCGACGGGCGACGGCTTTTGCCATGGCCAGCGCCAGTTCCTCTTGGGTGACGCCTTCGGTTGTGGCCTCGATGGCTGGATCGGCCCGGGCCGAAACCATCAATGCGGTGGTCAGCGGCGCTACCAGCAAGCGCAGACCGGGGGCCAATTCCAGCCATTCAGGCGTGGCGGTCAGGTTCAGGCGGATCATCAATAGGTCTCCACATCATTGGTCAGGATTGCGGTGCACATCCGTGCGGGGCTGGTGGCCTTGGCGGCCTGCCAGTCAAACGTCGCCTGCACGCCCTGCGGCCCGGAAATCTCGATCCGGGGGCGCGGCAGATAGACGGCGTGAACGGTGAAGGTGAAGCTCTCGCCAGAAGGCAGGACATAGGCGAAGCTGATCTCGCAGGGATCGCCGTTGATCGCCTGCGTCACCAGCGTGCTGTCGGCAAAGCGGACCTCGATCCTGCCGGTCAGCGCGGCGATGGACGGATCGGCACCGTCGATCTTACCGTCGCTACGGATGGTCTCGATCCGGTCGAGGTTGTTGGCATAGGTGATTTCCGCCGACACCACGTTGCCCAGCGCCGTGCCGTTCCGGCTGATCGCGCCGTTGAAATGGCCGAACCGCTTCAGGGCCAGTTCAGCAGGCGTGCCCCCGCCAGTTGTCGTAGCGATGGTCTCGCCTTGCGCCACTAGCCGAGCGGTTGCCGTCAGCAAACCAGATCGCTGCACCTGCCAGGTCAATTGATCCAGAACGCAGCCGGAATACATCGCGAAGCGTGGCACTTCCGGCATGCCGGTCTCGATTGACATAGACGGCAGGGTCCAGCTGCCCGAGCGGAATTCATGCGTGTAGGGGCCAACTCCAGTGGTGGTCGGATCGCCAAATGCTGCCTTGAGCCAAAACCCGAAGGCTTCGGCGTCGATCGGTACCTTGCGCCGATGCGCAAAGGTGGTGGTACGGGCCTCAGCCAGCGTGACCGGGTCGCCTTCCTCGTCAGCAGACGCCGGATAGGCGTCAACCTCGTCGAGAAACA